ACCTAGTTTGTGACCTGTCTGGTAACACTCTCGTCTTGTTCAACTACGTTGAACGGCATGGTATGCCCCTTTTTGAGTTGATAAATAATAAGGTAGGAAAAGATCGACTAGTCTTTTTGGTACACGGTGGGGTCGATACCGAGGATAGAGAAAAGGCAAGACAAATAGCCGAGACTACACATGACAGTATTATAGTGGCATCCTATGGGACTTTTAGCACTGGGATTAATATTCGGAACTTACATAACGTTGTCTTTGCTTCGCCATCGAAATCGAAGATCAGGAACCTCCAGTCGATCGGTAGGGTCTTAAGGAAAGGAGACCATAAAACAAAAGCAGTACTCTATGACATCGCTGATGACATAGGAAAGAACTACACACTGAACCATCTTATAGAACGTGTAAAATTATATAATGAAGAAAATTTTAATTATGAATTCATTGATGTCCGAATCAGAGAGTAACATGGAAGATCAAAAGAAAGCAGAATTCTTAGCCGCCATCAAATTGGTGTCAGGAGAAGAACTTCTTGCTGTAATTGAACATGTACAGGATGAAAATGGCGACTACATGATAGTACAAAACCCTATAGAAGTTGAAGAAGTCATGCTACAGGGTAATAAAGCAGGTGCAAAAGTGTCACCTTGGATGAAATTTTCACGCGAGGAGGAATTTCTCATCCCTAAAGATAAAGTTATAACTGTTGTTGAAGTAGATACAGAGGTACAAATATTTTATGCTATGTCTTTAAGGAGACTCAACGGAGATACTATTACAGATAGTAATGGTAGAATCTCTACTGTAGAGGAAGCTCGTATAAAGCTAGATAAGATGTTTGAGAAGTAGCTACTCCTTGTCTTGAACTCGCACACTCGTATTGTACATCGAATTACAACACTTGTCAAGCCCCCATTGACTTTTCAATAAATTTTCGTTATAATAACAGTAACAAACCATACTAACATGGCAGTAAGAAGAAAGGTACAGAGTGAGCATTATGTAAACAATAAAGAGTTCTTGGAAGCACTCATCGTCTTCAAGGCGAAGTGTGCTGCTGCAAAGGAAGCAGGTGAACAGCGTCCTCAGATCAGCAATTACATCGGAGAATGCTTTTTAAAGATTGCTACACACTTATCATATAAACCAAACTTTGTCAACTACATGTTCCGTGAGGACATGATATGTGATGGCATTGAAAACTGTGTACAATACATAGAAAACTTTAATCCAGAAAAATCCAAGAACCCTTTTGCATACTTTACTCAGATAATATACTATGCCTTTCTGAGACGTATACAAAAAGAGAAGAGACAGTTAGAGATAAAGAATAAGATATTAACTAAGTCTGGATATGAACAGGTATTCCATACAGATGACAAATCAAGTTCATCAGACTATAATACAATTAAGGAGAATGTAGAAATAAGAATCAAGTGACATATCCCATTACAATCGTTGATGATTTTTTTGAGGATCCTGATGCTATCGTTAAGATGGCAAATGAATTAAAATATTATCCTCCCGATACTGGCAACTGGCCAGGTATGAGAACTAAACAACTTCATGTAGTTGAGGATAGGTTCTTTCAATACTTCGGTGAGAAGGTAATGCTTTTATTTCATGACGGGTCACCTGAGTATTGGAACATGCAGACGCATTTCCAGAAGATCAAACCTTTTCATGAGGATCAATACGATACATTTAACCGTGGTTGGGTTCATCAAGACCTTGACACTTATTTTGGTGGGATAGTATACTTAACAAAAGACCCAGAACCAGATACAGGAACGTCGATTTTCAAGACAACTACTGGGTTTGCTATGCAATATGGTGATGAACTTAAATTTAAAGAACGTATGTATAAAGGAGAGGAAATAGATCGAGAAGAATATTGCAGAGCATATGATGCAGCACACGCACAGTATAAAGAATCAGTGAGGATAGAAAATGTTTATAATAGATTTGTCTTGTTCAATAACAAGACACACCATGGGGTACAGACTTTTGGCACCAAGGAACGTCTAACTTTAAACTTTTTTGGGATGGAAGTGACAGGTAAGAAACCTCCTTTAGTGAGGTCTAGATGAGATATCCAGGATTAATACCAGGTAAACAAAAAAACGTGGGCGAGCAAGAGTACGGTTGGGACTATGGCAGAATGACCTTAGATGGTAAGAAGTACATAGACCCTATGTTAAACTTTGGTTGCTATACATTAGGGTATGGTCGTATGCAGATCATGAACTATGTACGTGATAATATGTGTATCAAACCTGAGATAGGTGAGAACTTCTTTGACAATCAACCATTAAAGTTAAACAACTGTGCTTGGAAACTAGCAAAGATACTTAAAGGTATCACAGGATATAGAAGTATATTTGCATTGAGTGGTAGTGATGCAGTTGAAGGAGCAGTTAAACTTGCTAGTGCATATCAATCACTTACAAATAAAAGAAAGAAGATAGTTACATTTGAAAATAGTTATCATGGATCTACCATGTTAACTCAGAGTATGGGTGATGGTTTATTTAATGATCCATTCTATACAATGGATCCTTATAATAATATACTAAGATTACCAGTAGACTTCGATTTGAATCAATATGATTGGAGTGATGTAATGTGTCTAGTAGTAGAGAGTTGCCCCTATACAGGCGGTCTCAGACCCCATACAGAGGAGTTCTGGAAGAAAGTATCACAGATACAAGAGCAAGGTGTTATTATAATAGTAGACGATATTTTTACAGGAGGAGGTAAGACAGGTAACTTTGTTGGTTGGAAGAAACTACCAGTGACACCTGACATCTTCACTATGGGTAAAGCAATCACAGGTGGTTACTTCCCATTGAGTATTACATTATACAATGACAAGATACATCAGGCATTACCCAGAAGGTTTGACTGGGAGCATGGATTTACTTATAGCTTCAGTTTACCAGGTATCTTAAGTTGTCTTTCATACATTCAAATACTTGAAGAAGAACTCCTTATGAAGAAGCACAGAGACATAGTAGTGAGGGCAGTTGACTTGTTTCATAATTTAGGTTATACTATAACAGGACAATTTGGAACTATAATTGAGGTTGAGAGAGAACAGAAAGGAATGTTTACAATTCCTATTGATGCTAATGATGAATACTACTATGTACTTGAGGGTCAGTTGAAGTGAAGATAGCAATAATAACTGATCAGCATTTTGGTGCAAGAAAGTCTAGTAGGATATTTCATGACTTCTTTAAGAAGTTTTATCGAAATGTATTCTTCCCTACCCTAAAAAAACGTGGCATCACAACTGTCTTAGATCTAGGAGATACATTTGATAATCGTAGAAACTTAGATATATGGGCAGCACAGTGGGCAACCCATAATTATTTTGATGTACTCAAGGACATGGGAGTACAAGTTCATGCCTTAGTAGGAAATCACACAGCATATTTTAAGAATACTAATCTAGTAAACACTCTGGTGACTACAGTTGGAGAGTATGACAACGTAACAATATACACTAAAGCAACTGAGGTAGAGATAGGTGGACTACCTATTCTATTCATACCTTGGATTAATGAAGAGAATCATGATGAGACATATGATCTGATTAAGAAAAGTAAGTGTCCAGTAGCAATGGGACACCTAGAACTCAATGGCTTTGAAGCACATAGAGGTTACATTATGGATCATGGTGCTGCTACTGCTCCTTATAAAAAGTTTGATAAGGTATTCTCAGGGCATTATCATCAGAGAAGTACTAGAGAGAACATAACATACCTAGGTAATCCTTATCAAATCTATTGGAATGACTATAAACAGAAGCGTGGGTTCCATATATTTGACACTGAAACTCAGGAATTGGAGTTTATACCGAACCCCTATAGCATCTATCAGAAGATATACTACCATGAGGATCGTGTAAATAGTAGTAAGTTTAAGTATACAGACTACACAAACAATTTTATTAAGATCATTGTAGAGCAAAAGAAGAACACAGATAAATTTGAATTCTTTCTTTCACAACTCTATGCTGCTGGTGTGCATGAAATCAAAGTTATCGAAGATCCATCATTTGAACAAGATTTAAGTGAGGAGATTGATATAGAGAAAGAGGACACTCTTACTATTCTTGAGAGATATGTTGATGACATAGAATATAAAGATAAGACTGCACTTAAATCTATCTTAAAAACCCTATACGTGGAAGCACTAGAGTTAGTATGATGTATGTTTTAGCAATTGCTGGTAAAGAAAAAGAAGGTGCCTATGCTATTCAAGGAAATAAATCTGACAAGATGGTTTACATGTTCCTTGACAAAGACGACGCTTTACGCTATGCTGGACTTCTGGAAGCTGAT